AAACACTGTCTGTATACAGCTAAGTCACTGTATCTTTTACTAAGTCCTGTCTCTTGTGTCATGCTAGTTGTAGTCCTGTAGATGCAAAAGCAGACGTGTCAATACTAAGATCACCTACGTCTGCTTGAGATAGTTTACGTTGCTTACTTCGTTGTATAGCTTCAGCTAAAGAAGCAGTAGCTTGTCTGCCACCACTACCTGTGGTAGCTATTTGTTGGCTGTTAAACTGTTGTTGTACTACTTGCTGAGAAGCTGGAGTATAACCTGAGTAGTCTGGAGTTTTAGGCATTACTGTGTCAAATGCAAGAGCACCTAAACCACCATAGCCCACTGTGGTAACAATATTATCAGCTCCAGGTACAACTCCAGCCGTTACTCCTCCAACCAAAGCACCCATAAGAGGATCACGGCCTAAAGCAGCAGAAGTAGTAGCACCTAAAGCAGCACCTACTCCTACCTGAAATGCAGTTAAACCAACAGCAGGAACAACAGCAGGAGCAGCAGCTCCAGCAGTAACAGCCACAGCTGCAACTCCTATAGCTAGATCGACATACTTATTACCTGTTACACACATACTCTAACCTATATTCAATCCAGTAGGCCCACTAGCACCAGCTGTCCTAAACCTCGACTTACCTGTAGCTCTCCTTGCTGTCCTAGTCTTAGCTTTAGTAGTTGCTTTCTCTGTAGGACTCTTAGCAGAAGCCGACACAGTAGCTAACTTAGCTGGAGGACTTGGGGGAGGTGGAGGGGGCGGGGGGGGGGGGGGGATACTTGGAGCACCTCCACACATAAGGACTGACAATAGGTTTAACACAATGTTCTCCTAACTTGTATTGATATTAATTTGTTCTGTATTCTTAAACTGTGCTTCTCTTAGTTCTTCTTGTTTATCTTTTAACCAGTATAATACTTTAAGTTGACCTTTAAGTTCACAAGTTTGTTCCCAAGTATCACAACTATGTACTAAATGTGAACCAAAGTTATCTTCTAGTAGCCTAAGTAGACCATTTGTTATTACAATATCATTCTCAATATCCATGAAAGGCTCTCCTAAAGACTCGATATTATTGGAGTCACCACTCCAATTTTATTTAGTAGGACAAACACCAGTAGCACACTCATCATTTTCTATCTCATGTGAGCTATCAGTATCACTAAAATCTACATCAGTTAACTGTGAGACATACTCATTGTATGCTTCTTCTGTTACTACTTCTTGCGGTAGGTACGAATAGACGGTATTAGTAATGGGAAGAAAGCTAACACCAACGTAGCTAGACCAATTAGCCTTAAGCCAATCTCGAATAGCAGGGATCTCATCCTCTTTATAATAAACTGAAATCGAGCAGTTCTGTTCAACGTAAGAATCCATGAGTAACTTGTAGCGTACCAGCTGTTCAATAGCCGTCTCGTTGTTAACATACTTGTCTCCATCTTTAGTAAATCTTATGTTATCCCAAGCTACAGGAAAAGTAACGATCACATTATGTTCATCAATAGGATTAGTTACAACATGATACCCTGCTTCTCTAAGTCTAGGTAGCATAGGATCATTAACAGAGAAGTTCACATTGTTAAATATATATTTACCAATAGGCTTATGGCATCCCTCAGTAGTATCCATGATCTTACTAAGAGTACCACTAGGTTTAATAGTAGTAACATTCTTAGGACGTTGAGTACCTAACTCATCTGCCATTGAATAAGCCCCATGTACTGCTATGTTTCTAAATCTTTTATAGTCATATTCATTGAGGTCATCTCTGGTGGCGATTCCCGTAAGACCAACTCCACAGAGTCTGAGATATTCGTTGTTCTCATGCCATGTTCTTTGTAAGATTCCATCATCAAGATTGACAAGCGTTTGCCTATAGTTAGCCCTAGCTGTGACATAGATTGCCCTATCGAGTCCTCCGTTATCGTTTCTGAACTTGCCAATATCCACTTCGGTAAGATTACAGAAAGCTTTATTTCCAAGTAGGATTTCAGCACATGGGTTGACTCCTGAGAACCAAGGTGCTCTTCTTCTTGCTTCCTGTCCGTTAATGATTCCTGGTTCTGAACCTCCGCTTTCTTTAATAATCTCAAAGACTTGTCCCAATTGTGCATCAGTAGGCTCCTTCCAAAAGACTACACTGTTATTAGATTGAGAACGGTGAGGAGAAGATGCTAAATTATCCTTAGCTCTAGCAAATTGTTCCCACTCTGGAGTATCATGATAAACCAAAGCTATCTCAGCTGACCTACGAGAAGATAGCACCGTTCCTAACCAGTTCATGACATCTAGTATATCCATTTTACTTAGTAGTTGTCCACTCTTCTTGTTTAGAATATGAACGATAGCTGTGAGTGCTTTGGCAAGTGGAGCATCCCCACTGGAAATCCATCCGTATCCTGAGAGTCTTTGTCCTGCTGGTCGTAGTTGTGTGAGATCGAGTATGAGCTTTGTAGCTTTCCCTTTGTATGCCAGAATCTTACCGATACACTTTGCCCATGCTTCAGCGGAGTCTCCAACTGTAATACGCCAAGTCCCGTTATCGGTAGACTCTTTGTTTCCCTCGTGTCCTCCTTTCTTTGTACGCTTTGACCTAACAACTTCCACGCATCCGATAGGGGATGTGAAGCCTGACAGTGTTCCAACCACAGGTGTAAATCCCACTCCACAACCTTGGAGCAAGAGCCACAATGAATCCACGACATCATGTATAGTCTCCACTTTAAGATGAGCACAGTTAAACTGACTAGCTTCTCTCTTCTTAGCTACATCAGTTCCACCTAACCATAAGGTTCTACCTGATACCATAACCTTACGGTCTAACATGAGCTGCCTTAGTTCTTCTAGCTCTGCACATAAAGATTGATAGTAAGTACCCTCAGGATTAGGTTTTCCTAAAGCCCTATCCCATAGCCATCCTTGATGACGGATGACTCTATCTACAGTTTCTTCCCACGTCTCATACCCTGTCTCAGTAGGTCTATTGTAGGTACGCCTTGTTATTACTTGTGCTCTCACTGATGGTTTACTCAATTAATTAATCCCTCCAGTACAGGAGGCTCATAGTTCAAGCCCTTCTGGACTTTACCATTAGCGTCCTTGATTAGTGGTAGCTTACTCATGTTAGACTTATGAACTAAATCAAATGCTTGATCAAAGTCCATCCCAAATGATACTGCCATACCTTTAATCACATACACTACGTCACACATTTCTTTAAGTAAGTCTTGCATCATAACATGACGTTCTTCTTTATCCAAACTAGTTTCAATATCAAGAGCTGCACTTGCTAACTCTTGTATCTCTTCAAAGAGGAGCCGTAACCTAAAGTCCATTAACTCTTTGCTGTAAGGTTGATCAATGGCTAACTCCATCTTCTCATGAAACTCTCTAACTTTTTTCATTATAGTAAAACTCCTTCATCATTTCAATACACTTTATTGCTTTGTTTAAATCTTCAACACCATTCTTATCACGGTGTCGTACCACATATTTAACTACCGAACCTACGTCCATCCCTAATTGATTCTCTATAATAAATGTCCAAGGATCAATTTTATATTTAGCATAATAACTAGGACGTATGTTAGTACTACCACCTTTCCACTGATCATTCAACTGGTCTTCCTCTAGTTGATTACAGTATGCCATGTGATCGTTGTCCTCTTGTCCACACTCCTCACAATACATCAGTTTCTTAACGGCTCCCATAGTATTACCTCCTTAGTTTTAAAGTCATAATCATCAGCTCTTAATATCTTAGCTACCCTTGCTTGTACTAGTGCATCCTCTTCAGTAAGACCAGCCTTATGAAAAGATGCTAGAACATTATCCCAAGTAGGATTCTTAAGTACCTCTACTGCTTTCTTAGGGCCAATACCAGGACATCCTTTATAGTTGTCAGTATTGTCACCCACTAGTGTCTGATACAAGTGCATATAATCTGCAAGAGTTTCAGTCACAGTCTCAGTCACCTCAGTATCCATGTTAAAGTATTCACATGGTATTGTCAGCATATCTTTATCAATGCTAACGATAACATTCCTAGAGTGACTACCATCAGTAGCTAGTATACCTAAAGCATCGTCAGCTTCACACTCATGGAGAGTAAAGGTAGTGTAAGTTTCTTTAAGATACTCTACTAGAAAATGGTATCCTAGAGGTTTCTTTGTAGCTTTTCTGTTACCTTTATAATCCTCTAAAATTTTGTGCCTAAAATATTTTGACCCTCTTGGAGAGAAGCATATAATAAAACTAGATATACCTATCTTCTCTTGCCAATACCTTATGCTACTATCTGCTTGAGCTTTAAGCTCTGCTAAGTTAGTAGCTGTAGTTACAATACCATCAGGCCATTCTACCTCATTCTGGACAGCCCAACAAGTTCTGTATGTAAGTATGTCTCCGTCTATTAATAGTCGTGAAGTCTTCATCTAAATCCCCCATGTCAGCGTGTCTTTGATAGTGACAGTTCTCACATATGTAGACACATTTTAAAATTTCTTTAAATAGTTTAATTTTATCTTGTATTCCTGCATATTGTATAATAGTTAATTCTTTGTCTTCTGGAATTACATGATGAAAATTTAAAGAGCGAGTGTCATTCATCAAACCACAATCCTGACAAGTAAAGTTAAATAACCAAGCATAAAACCCACCTCTAACTTTATGAAAATATTTATCGTAACCTTTACGATTAGTCTTGGAATTATGAGGATTACTTTTAAGAAGTACACTATTCATTTGTTTCATAAATACTACCAAGTCTTCTAAAGTCTTAATGTGTTTCAGCCCATGTCTTTCCAATATGGCTAGTTGCGGAAAGTGGGCAGCCAAATTCAAAGTATTG